ACACCGTGGTCACGTTCATATTCATCCATAATCCACCATGGGAAAAAGAACGGCTCGAAGTTGTTAAGACGCTTTACTGCATTAACAAATTCCTTGTGGAAATAATTACCACGACCCTTAGCTGTTGACTCCAGGAACATCATTGATGGTCTTGGCATTACAGGCTTGTCCGGTACTGTCTCAAGGAGTGATGCTACAAGTTCTTCACCATTCTCCCACTCACCAAGCTCTGAAGCATGCAGTAAGTTAATGGTGTCGGAACGTCCGGCTGCTTTGTTTCCTGCAGTGGCGGTTTTAATATAGCTTTCCAGGCCCACCTGATTGTTTGCCTCGTCGAAGCGTTCAAATGATAGGTCAGTACGGGTGTTGTACCTAATACTCGGTTTAAATAGGGGGTTACTCTTTTCGTAGTAACGTCGGAACATCATGTATAGATTCTTAGAAGAGCTCTCTTCGTGTCCAATAATTACACTGTTGATGTTCTTATTAGTGGATGTCCACCAATAAATGATTGCCTCTACCGCTGTACTAAGGCCCATCTGTCGGGCTTTGAGGATGATTGCCTTGACTGGCCTTTGTTCTTTGATACATAGCAGCACGTAATCTATCAGTACCCTCTGAGCCTGGTTTGGCTCGAAAGGGACTATGTTTGCGTCTTTATCTTTGATCTTCAGGTTGTTCTTGCAGTACCTGTAGAAGTCATTCTTAATATCGAGAATAAAAGTCAGCTGTTCTTGTGTCAGCTGTTCTTGCATCCTATTCCTCTTCGGTCTCTAGTTTATATCGTTTGATTAATATATTCAGGACTCGTGATTTATTTAAAAGACTGTCGTAGAACTCTTTGTTTTCGGGCCAGAGGTAAATCTGTCGCTTGTTTGCTTTATTTTCCATTTTTCTCCTTATTGTGTGTCCTTCGAGTTGGCTCTGCAAGTTTAAACTTTACAACCTCATCGTAGTCACTCCATGCTTCTGCTTTGTATTTGTTTATTAGGTAGCTTCTGTCCGACCTTTTGATGCCGGGAAATTCACTATCTATGTACCGCTTGAACGCTTTGATGCTCAGGTTGACTGGTTGACCAATGTGGCCGTCGTTCATCATCCTGTTAATCTGTTTAAGCTGTTCTGCAGAGATTCCGTCGTTACTCATTTGCTTATACTGCTGTTACTTTTACAACAGAGACGGCAGTTTTTGCTTGGTCTGTGCTTGTAACGGTAACGTTTGTTGTACCAACTGCAACACCTGTTACAAGGCCAGCTGCTGTAACTGTAGCAACGCCTGGGGCGCTTGATACGTAGCTAACTGTCTTGGTTGTGGCCCATGCTGGGGTAACAATTACGCTAAGTTGACGGGTTCCGTTGACTGCTACTGATGTGCTAGCTAGGTTAACGTCAACACGCTGTACTTTTAGGTCATTTCCGACACGAGTTGTAAGCTCTGCTGCTGGTGTGGCACGAGCAACTGTGTTACCTGCCCTCATTGTTGATGCCTGGGGAACACTTGAACCTGCTGTTGCAATGTTTTTGATTGCTTTGGCACGTTGGTCTTTTAGGTTTGCTTGGTCCATGTGGGACGTAAGCTGGTATGTGTAATTTGGGTCGTCATTGAGGTTATCAGGGACGAAATCTTTTACTGATGTCATGTTATTGATTCTTTCTTGTATTATTTGATTGCTGTGCGAAGGTACTTGTGCAGTCTGTACGCCAGTACAACGGCCAACAGTTTGTCCTGGAGTAGGTTGTTGCTGTTGTTGCGGTGCAACGTAACATTAACCACTCCGGCTTGCTTGTTTGCTGTATTTCCTGCCTTGACTATCACGCCTTCTTTGGAGAGCACAATTTGGTAGATGTAGGGGGTGAACATACCCAGTAATTTGCAGACATCGTTTGCTACGTCCACCGGGTGGCGGTAGGCCATTATCCGATTACCGTGTAGTTGTGATTGTCAACCTGTTCAATGAGTCGGGCAATCTCTGATTCGATGTCTTCGTCTGTTGTAATATCTACACTGGCGTGTTCTTGGTTGTCTGTGACCGTAATACGAACGCCATTCTCAATATCCTGAACAGTCCAGTCGTACTTGCGTACAAGTCGTGTTGCGATTGCTTCCACTGCTTCTTTTGTAATTATTCCCATATATTCTCCTTGTGTTATTCAAGACTCGCTAGGGCTTCTTCTAAGCCTACGTGTGCTGTTATTTGCTTCTGTATGAACATTCCTTGGTCTGTGCCCAGTAACTTGATTGCTGCAATCTTGTCACTGTCCCGTGCCATTTTATCTGTGATGATCTGCGCCAGGGCAAACTTCAGGTGCTCGGGATTCAACCGCATGATATTCTTTGCTTGCTGCACCCACTGTAGGGCAAGGCTTGGGCTCATAATATTTTTTGCGTAGCTTTCGCTGTAGCCTGCTTTCAGTGCTGACTGGTACGAATTGCCGAATGTTTCCTTTTCCTTGGGGTCCATGTAGTAGCACAGCCAATCCTCCTGCTTCTGTGTTGACTGCCATTGGTTGGCCTGCACCACTGCGCCGGGGGTCTCAGTTGCGACCTCACGCTTGTTGAATGTCTTCCCTTTACGGGTAGCGACTTTCTTTGTCTCAATTTCTTTACTCATACTACTAACTATAGCATGTATGGATGTTTTTGTCAATAGCTATAGTGTATTTTGTACAACGAAGTTTATGCTGGGGGGAGTGTATGGATAAAGTGTGTGAGTAGGTTTTGTATATTTGGACCATATACATTTCCTAGCCCGTAGTAAATCCTACAACGTTTGGTAGCGCCCCCCTGCCCCCACGTTGACATAATCACATCATTGTAAAAAACACCACAATAAACATAAATAACATAACACACACAATAACGTTGTACATATTACATCATCATGGCACCCACGCACCATACGCATGCCATGCCATATAGGTCCCCATCTGTCAAACCCTCACGCAAGCCACGCATGTTGTAATTATTACATGTATAGGTGCTTGTGCTGGTGGTGTATCTGTGCTATAATGTAGGTATAAACATAAATAAGCAGGGATACAAACACATGAACATTTACCATAAACTAGCACGAGTATACAATCCGTCACACGTTAAAATCAAGTACTACAATAGGCGTACCGCCCTTTACAATACCATCAAGTACTCTATACTTCCCTATGTATATATCATACTAACCCTATTAGCTATTACTGTACTATCATCTATATAAAGCTATAACCATTACCGCTAGTTATGCGAAGATTTTTACCACTGTTATAGGTGGTATTTTCTTATGCTTTCATAGTGTTGTATATATTACATGCTTATTGCACTTGTATTATACTAAACCATACTATATAATAGTACTTAGTAAGCAATTACTAGCACCTAAAAAATTAACGCAACTTACTAGTTATAACCGCTATACAACTATATATAATATAGATGCAATAATAAAAGAATAAGCTTGCAATAATTTAATAAGTGAGCTACAATAGATACAGATAAGACACAAGGCACTAGCACGACAAGCTAGGATAAAAAAATAAGATATAAAAGCCCTTGCAATTATCACACAAGTAAAGTACAATAGAATAGACATACAATCTGAGGCAAGCGATTCAAAGCTTGTAAGCGGTATACTGAGTACAGATGATGCAAGCGATATCATCCGACGGTACAGCTAGATTTATGGCGCACCTTTACAATTTAACATTATGGTTGCAATTATCATCACTATCAAGTATAATGGTGATATAACAACGATAAACAGAAAGATAATATGAAACTATTTACAATCACAGCGACACCAGCACGAACAGATGTATCAGAATTTGACAATGAGCAACGTATTGAAAATTATCCATCAGTAGTGGCCAAAATTATGCAACGCCACGGGTTCAACGGGTTCACAATGTACCAAGTAAAAGGGTACTGGATGGCGCAACCTGAGGTGAGCTTTAAGATCGAGGTTGCTATTGACACGGCCCCGGAACGGGTGTACACTGTAGCAGAAGAGTTACGGGACATGTACAATCAAGATAGCGTGATGCTAACACTACCAAATAATACTGTAAAATTTATATAATAGACTAAGGGGAACGACAATATGGACAATGTTAGCAAAAAATGGTACTACGATGTACACGACCATTGTGCAAAATTATCAGAGACGTACAATGTGCCACTGATAAAAGTTGCGGCCATGATGTCCGTGTTGTCCCCTCAGGTGACATTCGTGCAAAATATTACAAGTCTTGAGAATTATCTTGAGACGGGTGGTGATTGCACGGTGAGCACGTTCGCAAAGCAAAAAGTCAAAGCGGACAATATTTATGCACTTGACAATCCAACGGAAGAAAGCCTTAAAATTATAATTGGTAAGGGCCTAAAGACTCTATCATTCTTTGAAAATATATACAGGCCAGACACGAGCATGGCGGTGACAGTAGACCTATGGCAATTACGATGGGCGAAAGGTAAGCGATTAATCCGCATGAATGACACACTCACGGATAAGCGATACCGATTGATAGCTGATTCAATAGTGAGACGAGCCAAAAAATTAAATATGATGCCACATGAATACCAAGCGGTGACATGGGTTGAGATAAGAGGGAAAGCGTTTTAATATGAATGTACTAGATGCGGTTAAAATTACAAGAGCTGAACTGGATAAACACGGATTGACACAAGTCCGGGTGGTTGTCAATAACAGATTGACTAGGGCGTTCGGCCGATACCGATACAGTAGACTAGTGGAAGACAGGCGCATTGAGCTATCACGCAAGCTAGTCGAGATGAACGATGAGATCAGGGTGACACGTACAATATTGCACGAGGTGGCCCACGCATTGACAGAGGGACACGGACACGACAGAGTATGGAAAGCAAAATGTCTTGAGATTGGCGGTGATGGGATTGCACGATACAGTGTGATCGACACCAACGTACCAGAGACCAAAAAACGCATTGCAAAACGATACACTATGGAATGCGAAAAATGCGGATACAGTGGTGGCAGATACGGGCGCAAAATGAACGGATACACGCACAAGTATTGCGGTGGTAGCCTGAATAGTGTAGAATTATAATATAACAAAGGAGAACATGATATGAGATTAACACAAGCTGAATACATTGCACTAGTACTAGAATTAAACGGAGTGACACTATAATGGCAACAGGAAACTTTTACGAGAGTGGCGATCACGGCCTGAATGTGATTAGCGGAGACCATGAAGAAGCGGTGGCGGATGTAGTTTCAAACATTGTTTTTGACCTAAAAAAATACAGCGTTGATTCTATAAGAATTAATACACCACGAAGTTTTGACACGGGGATGGCTTTTGCAATTTTCAATGACAATAGCAAAGTGGTTGCAATTCTTGAAGTATGCAATGGTTATTATGAAAGTAGTAACATTAATATTTATACAAAAGAAAATCTTTTAAATGAATATGACAGAGAAGAAGTGACATACAATAAACAGGATATCGAGTGTGTAGTAAATGCGGTTAAACGTAATACAACACAATACAAAAAAGCATACCAATTTAGCAATGGGGAGACAGGATATGTACAGGTATAAATTACTATTGACAGGACCAGTAAGATGGGTTAAACTGGAAGTAGAAAGATTAAAGATAAGGGGATAATATGATTGACTTGAAGATTAAATGTGACATTGTTGAATCAAGCGAAGCAACAGGCGAACAGGAATCACTACCATATTATTGCTACACTCATGAGGATTTAACAGATAGTGCAACATCTTGCAACATAATAAAGGAGATTAAATAATATGACAGATAAAAATATCATAAATGCGCTGATTGATTACAATTACCAATTAAGCAATAAACTTGAGGAAATGGCACCAAATTGGTACAGCAGTAGTGATCTGATTGCCGAGATTGATGATTTTTGGAAAGAAAACATTGACGGAACTGAGCACGGCAATGAGTAGTAGCGAAAAACCAGAGATGGCAAGCGACAAAATTGATGCACTGATTCGTGCACTTGAGTACCTAAAGCAAGAGTCGGATGATGAAAGCTTGAGTTACATGGAGATATATGACATTGATATAATGTACATACAGATTCAAGGGAGAGGATACGATAAGTGATTGATCTTAAAAAAGCACAGGTTGGGGCGTTGCTGAAAGTTATGAGCAAGGACGACATGAAGCCAATTTTGTGCAACGGCTACATTGACAAGTGGGGTGAAGATATTGTACTGGTTGCGACAAACGGTTACGTATTTTCAGCACTCTACCTTGACAATGAGGATGCCGAGCCACTACTGGGTAAATTAATCAGGCGTGATGCAATTGAACGTTGGTACAAGCTTGCGACAGGCAAGGATAGATTGACCACACAAGCCCTTGTAAGGCTCTCTGGTGATGATTATGCACAATATGGTGAATACGCCAAGGGTGATTATCCAAAGTGGCAAAGCATTGTGCCGAGCGGTATTGGCCAAAGTCAGTACGAGATGATATTCAATGCAGATTTTGCAAAAGTATTGCAGGACCTAGAAGACACAGATGGTATGAAGTGGGAACTGACCGGAAAGCTTACGCCGATGGTATCAAGAACCGCCAAGGGTGTTTACATTCTGATGCCAAGAAAAGTGTAGTAAAATTTACGTAAGTCATTGACTTATTAAATAAACTAGAGTATGATAAGAACATAACAATTAAACAAGGAAAACGACAATGAACACAGTACCCCTAGCGATTGAGAATATTACAAAGAATACAGGTTATCGTGTTGATGGTATGTTAATACCAGTATACAGTGTTATCGACAGTATGAAGTGCTACCGCATTTACGTGTCAGAGGAAGTTATATATCAAGCGGAAGACCAAGAGGGTAATCCAGTAGCAGACCAAGAGTTAGCTACTACACTAATTAACCAAGTAATTGAATACCGAAAAGGAGAAAAATAGTATGGCAAAGACTAACAGCGAAACGATCACACTTAAAAAGAAACTCAATGTGCCATGGAAAGCTATCGGCACGACAGTTGGTATAGTTTTACTTGTGCTACTTGGAGTATTGGGAACTATTAAGTACCAGGAATTTATCACAAATACTGAGCTTAACGGCGTATTGCGCTACCAAGAATCACAGTGCGACGCATACATGAACGAAGACAAGTCAGCAAAGTGGCTTGAGTGCGACACAGTACGTGTTGAAAATAATCAATAAGGAGAGTATATGGAATTAAGCGCAACTAGAGTAAATGTTGATCTTGAGACTGGTACAGTTATACTGGTCGGGGTTGATGCAAGTGAAATTGTATCAGAAATTGGTACAGAAAATTTATTAAACGCCATGGAATATTCGGACGTGTTCGATTATGTTATGGAATGTGAGAAAGATAAGAGGGATGCAGATGAGTAGTTTTGACGAGGACATGAGACAAATGCGAAAGCAAGTAACACAGGAAGTAATTTTCCAGATCAATAAGGACGCAAAGCTTTACAAGAATTTTGTAAAAGCACGTGAGAGTAGTGAGGACAAGGAGTTGCAAATTGACGCAGTGGTTGACGTGGTGTTCGCATACACAGAAGCGCACGACGATTGGTTTGGCACGGTTTTTGTACCGGAACTCGACAATGTTGACTGGAAAAAGGTAATAAAAGGCGTATAAATGGAATGTGCAATGGTAATAAAAGAACAATAATTATACTTTTATCATTCGCAGTCTACATAGTGGTATCTATATTCGTATGGCACTATGCTTGGGATGGTTGGGGAACACTTTAAAAAATGTGTTGTGGAATTTACGTAACCTATTGCATACACAGCCATGTTGTGCTATAGTTAGTAGTGAACACAGAAAATTGAGCGTAGTAGTGCTGGTAGTAAGTAAACACATTAACCGCCCTGACGAGGGGATTTACAGTTTTACCATCTGCAATAAATAAAATGGAACTAGGTTATCGGGCTGTACAAGAGAACAACGGCGACCAGATGACAGTTGCTTGCGATATGCCGAGGAAGAGTTTTGCATCATTGCTACTAGCGCCATACGCTTAATTACATACATCAAATGCTATACGTGGTTGCAAGACCCACGGGAAAAACAAACTTGGGGGAAATCCTCTTGTGAAAGACTCGCAACCTAGGCTCTGTTTAAGCTAACAACCTAGACTCTGGAACATTTAACGATGGAAATAGAGTTGAGTAACAATATAGGTAAATGGTTGAAACAATTTATTCAGGAGTACACTACCAAAAGTTTGACGGGCAGGTAGTGGTGAGGTGTGTAAGCCTCTGGGGTAAATGCGTTTGTCATAGCATGGTTGAAAAAGTTCGTGCTCTTGGGTCTTATCCAGAGTATAGAGCCCCGTCATATCTAAAAATAAGGAGAATAAGGGTGATTGATTACATAGGAAATCAGATCAACGAGGGTGATACAGTAATTGTAGCCATTCGATCTGGTAACACGGCAAGCCTTGGACGTGCATTCGTAAAGCAAATGAAAGTTAAACCACAATTTGCAGGTGGTGCGCCATCGAACATGATTGAAGTGGAGTGGTCAAACATTCACAGGTACTGGATGCCATCACGGCACGTACTAAAAATACCAGAAGAAATGCTACCAGAAAAACGAAGGGAAAAATTGAATGACACAAACGAGGCGGTACAGCCGCAATAAAGATGCGCCCGTTGGTCAAGTTGATGTGTTCGGTATTATTCATGGACTTGATAAGTTGGTGGACAAGCCGACGGTCATTGAGGACAACGGACTTAAAGTAATACACTTATTGATACGAGAAGAAGAGAAGGACACACCGGGTTATGTCGAGGAAGCACTGAAGCTTGCACGTAAAATGTTACCAGAAGCGGTAAGCAAAAGCAAACCACCTTGGATGAATGCAGATTGGCAAGCTAAACGTAGAAAGGCAAGAAATGGATTATAAGACCATAACAGAAGAAGAAGTGGAAACATGGTGTATTGGTACATTCAGTAACTACGAGATAGCTAGACTTACCGATATACTGACAGGTGAATACGATCTGGAAGAAGCTAGGGAGGACGTACTATCTTTTAGGAAGAAAGAACTATGAACCAAGATAGGGCATTGGAAATAATGATGCGTGGCGATAACGTCATGCTCACAGGCCCGGCAGGTTCAGGCAAGAGCTACCTACTGAGTAAGTTTGTCAACAAAGCACGACGACACCGAAAAAAAATAGTAGTAACCGCCACCACGGGGTTAGCAGCAGCCCACTTGGGCGGTCAGACTATTCACAGTTGGAGTGGCATGGGCCTCGGGTCAAGTTTGCACGAGGATTACGTCTACATGATCTCAGAGGGTCGCAAGAAGCTCATACGCAAGACGGACGTACTCATTATAGATGAGATAAGCATGATGCACGACTACAATCTGGACATGGTAGATCAGGCTATGAGAATCATCAGGGAGAACGACAAGCCATTCGGTGGCATTCAGGTTATTCTCTGCGGTGACTTCTTCCAGCTACCACCAGTCACTCAAGGTGGCGGAGGACGTTTTGTTACGGAATCCAAGGCGTGGGGCAAGTTACAGCTGAGTGTGTGCTACCTTGAAGAACAGCACCGAGCAGATGACCTACGCTTGCAAGAAATCCTAAACGCAATGCGAGCAGGTGACATGAAGAAGAGGCACCTAAATTGGTTGCTGGAGCGCAAAGGCATTGAGCCACCCAGTGAGGTCACACGACTCTACACGATCAACGTTGATGTTGAGATACTTAACAAGCAAAAGCTTGCAGAGATACAAGGTGATTCACACTATTTGCTACGAACCAGCAAGGGTGGTTACGGTAGTATACAGCAACTTGAGCGCAACGTACTTGCACCGGACATTTTAGAATTAAAACAATCCGCTATTGTGATGGCAGTCAAGAACGACCCAGAACAGCGGTTTGCTAACGGAAGTACAGGAGTGGTAATTGATTTTACGGACGATGGGCTACCTGTTGTGGTATTTGATGGTAAAAGTCCTATTATTGTGTATCCTGATATTTGGGAGCTTAAAAGTGGCGATAAAGTTACTGCGAGCATTACGCAAGTACCATTGAGGTTGGCATATGCAATCACGGTTCACAAGTCACAGGGCATGACCTTGGATGCAGCCGAGATTGATCTCACAAAGGCATTCGTTGAGGGCATGGGCTATGTTGGCCTGAGCCGTGTTAAGAACTTGGGTAATTTATACTTGAAGGGAATCAATCAACGGGCGTTGATGGTTTCCAAGGAAGCACAAAGAATAGATAAAGAATTAAGAGAACTTAGTAGGAGGTTAGTATGATATTTAGTTTGTCTATAAATAAAAGTGAGTTTTTTGGTTACGTAGTTGACTGGTGCGAGGGAGGAGACTGGACTGGCAAGAGTTTCGATACAATGGACGGAGCAGTTGAGTACGCCAAGAGTATTTCAATTACTGAGCTATAAAAAAAGACCCCACAGAAGTGAGGTCATAAACCCAACT